GGCCTCCTCCTTCAGTATCTCCCGGTCGATTATAGCCCCGGCGGTTAGATACACCGGGATGTTTATACCCCTCAGGTGGAGGTACACAGCGAATGATGGTAGCTGCTTGAGCACCACCTTCTCACCGTCCATGTAGAAGGTGTGCCCGCTATTCGGTCCTCCACTGTAGAGGGCACCGGAGAAATACTGGACGACGTTGTGCCTGAGGGCGTAATCAGCCATCCAAGCGGCGAGGGCACCCTTGCCAGTGGAGCCAAATTGGCCGTCCACTAAGCAATGAACGCCGGTATCGTTGAATACAATGTCATCAATCATCCTTAGTCCCCTTTACTTGCAGCATGTAAGCCAGCGAGGTGTAACCAGCGGCGTCGGTGTAGTTGTCTTTATTATTGTGGCCATAAGCCGATCGAACTACTTTAAGCAGGACCATCATTTGGGCCACATCGGAGGCGTTGACTTCGGTCCAACCCCGAATTATAGCTACGTTCTTTATATAGACCGACCACATTTCAGCTAACATAGTGAACGAGGCTTCGGTATCGCCATGTAAATCAGCCTTCTTGGTGATTTCCTCCAGGGCTTGATTCAACACACCCTTTGCCTTGTCTATTTGCGAGTACGTAGTTTCTTCCACCATATTGGGCTTGGGAGTTGGCTTCTTCATTACTTCCTCCTTGAGTGGTGATATTGGACTAGTTGATCGTGGAATGATATAGTACTTGTAGTGACGGAGAAGCATTCTTCTGGCCTGATTACGAGTTGCGGGGGATGGAAATAGTACACGTCGTTTCTCCACCCAATCATAAGGGGGACAACGTGGCCAGAGGAGTGCCCTACCTCTCGTATTCGCTCCAGTTCGACGTGTTGTCGCAGCGTCGGACCGAAGGTGGTACTGCGAATTACCTTTACTTCGGTCATGTAGACTGGTAATCCAAACGGGATAAGGATTACGTCGAATATCCCGACCCCGTATTGGTCTTCGATGCGGCGAGCGTAACCGTTGGCCTCGCGCATAGAGCGCACCATCTTGCGCTTAATGTCTGACTCCAGGCTCATTCTTGTAACTCTGCCTTAAAGAACCACCATTCGGTGACGGTGAACACCCGATTCCCGTTCTCGTCGGGGTCGGTCATTGACACCATCTGTGATTTGGGCAACCATACTTGCTCCTTGGTGCCCATAGTCGGTTCAATTAAGTAAGCCTTAGCCGTGGTTGCCTCGATGCGGGCTTCGAGGTCGACAGTTGGATCGCCGGGACGGTAAGCCATTTAATCCTCATATTTGTCTAATTTATCGCCGTAGGAGGCACGAGCCCAATCTTTACCGGAGCCAAGGCCGAACGGGATGGGAATGGATAAGTTCAGCTCGTCCGCCACTCCTTCGATGGACTTGATTAGGTCCTTGGGATCGTGATTTGGATCACGTTGCCACAGTAAGCTGTCGTGGATAGTGAGTAATACCTGTACCTTATCGGGGTATGCGTCTTCGTACTGACATGCCCGAAGCAAGCATAGTTTAAGATGCTCACCGCCCACGTTCTGTATGATTCGGCTGACAGCGCGATAAGCGAATTGTGGGTTGTCGCAGTACGCTCGCCGCCCGAGTAATGTCTTGACATAGCCCCTCCGCTTAAACACTTGAACCGCCTGATCCTGGAACATCTTGATCGCCGGGAAGGCGTCGGTGAGGAAGGTACGGTGCGCTGTCCGAGCCCGGTCGAGGTCCCATTGCATGTGACCCGCCAGAGTGGGCGGGCTCATCATTGTGAGCATCCCCATCGCCATCCGCTTGGCGGTGTCGCGGTCTAGTCCGAGGAGGGCAGAGGCTCTATCGTGAATGTCCATTGTTCCGCTTCGGTATCCCTCTGTGAGAGCGGCATCACCTGAATAATGAGTGAACAGCCTTGGTTCTTGCTGTTTAGCATCAGCTTCTTCAATGACAAAGCCTTCATCTGGGACAACGAGCTTTCTAACGACTCGGCCAACCTCAATGTTTCGCTTGGGGAAAGCTTGAAGATTAGGCTCTGAACACGAGAACCGGACACCGGCAACTCCATAGTCGTCTGACTTTGACTGGTTAAGTATTGGGTGGACTCTTCCCGCAATGTTGTGAGTGTCGATAAGTGGGGTGATAAAGCTATCGCGGGCTTTTTCCAATCGGCGCACTCCCAGAATGGCATTGCCAATAGAGTTTGTGCCGAGCCACTTTTCCGTGAAGGACGGGGCTCCTGTACTCGTCTTGGCGAATTTGGTTTCATCATATCCGTTGGCCCTGTATAATTGCTCTACGGCTTTGGGTGATCTAACATTAAATCCTGGAACAAACGCCTTGCTAGCTTCTCCAATTGCAGCCTGTATGTCTCCTCCAATTGTTCTTGAGTACTCGGGGTCGATCCGGAGTCCTCGGTTATGTATACGCGCGACATAGGGTAATAGATCACATTCCAGTTGCCAGCATCGTCGTAGATTATCCGTATCCAGAATTCCTTGTTGAGCATTGCGTAACTCCAAGGTGGTTATACCGTCGCCGGTTGCGTAATCGACCACGAGGGGATGGTCCCCTTCGAGTCGCCAAAAGAATTTCATCTGCTTGCGGTCGGGGATGCCGCCGAATCGCTGGGCCAATAGGGCGTAGACGTCGGAGCCCTTCTTGGCGGTGACCTTCCTGCGGGCGGCGCATTCATCGAGGCTGTAACTCGGCGTTATGTCGCTGATGATAGCCTCATTGATCATGGTATCTTCTAGCGGAGCACCAAGTACAACACCGTGCCTAAGACTGATCCGCAGATCGAAGCCAAGATTATGGCCCACAGTATGATAACCAAGCTGACTCCTATCTCGAAAAGCTCTTCCCAACTCCAGCTCAAATTCCTCAGCATTTGGTATATTTCCCCCTGCCTCGTGCCTTACCGGCACATATATTGAGTATTCCTCGTTGGTGATGACCCAACCACATACTTTGCTGTTTATATCGATCCCGGTGGTTTCGGTATCGAACGCTATGGGTGTTCTGCTGTCGCGGACAATAGTTAGAGCTAGCCGCGGATCAATTATCTGCTTCATTGGTACCCCTATAAGTGGGGTGGGCATTTGCGCCCACCCCTCCCCCCATTAGAATGAGACTTTATCGTCCACGGGTGCTCTGGTTGGCGTCGGTTCGTCCTCGTTCTCGTCATTTGCTCGCCATCCCTCGTTGCCGAAGGACTGGAACATGTCGCTGCAGAGCGCAGCTTGCTTCTCGTCGACGAATCCGGCCCCGGTGTAGGTGAAGTTGAAATAGGGGCCTTCAGCGCCTTTCTGCTGCACCGATGCAATGGTGTAGATTTGGCAGTAATGGGGGACCGGTTTGGAATCGATCCGCGACAGTAACTGCTGCATCGGCTTCACGCTTGACCGCGTGTTGATGATGATGGAGGGGCTCAGTTCCGGGAAGTCCAGCAAGTGCCACATCATGTTGTAGGTGAGGCTTGCCGCCGGGGGCGAATTACCGTCCCCCGGAACGGACGTCCCGAATTGGTCGAGGCCGGATTCGGCCACGGTCTTCTTGGTCCGATAAGTGATCGAGGATGGTGAATTCTTGGGCTTGACGGTGAACTCGGCGTCGGAGGGGTCCCAATGAATACCATCCATTGCGCGGGCGAGAATGCCCCGATCGTCGCCACGCGGAGCCCACAGGATAAAGGACTTGCGGATGACGATGGGAACGGCCCGAATCGTGGGGCCGAGATTCTGCGCGGCGATGGTGTGCCAGAACTGACCGGCTTTGGCCTCCGGGTGATCCACCAATTCAGGCGAGATTGCCTGCATCAGCTTCACCCTGGGGATAATCCGGTCGGTGGAGTCTACGTTACCGATCTTGGCCTTCTGGTACAAAGCCAAGTGCGCGGGTATTCCTGCGTTGCTCTTTGCTACGTCGTTGCTCATTACTTCACCTTCGTGATGCTGGTATAAGTCATGATGTTGGTGGTGAACGTCGGGGCCGGGAGTTCCGTGCCATCTTCGTTCATTTCCTTGGCGAGCGCGCCAAGAGTCTGTGCGTTTACAGTCTCCTGGATTACGCCGCCGTGGCCGTTGCCCCGCAGCCATTCGAATCCAGCGGCCTTGTCAGGCATGGAAGCGGACCAGCGCGTCCCAAGGGACACCCGGCCTACGCCTTCGACGGTGATGGTGCGGATATTGTGCGCCCGCATGACTTCGGGCACTTGCTCCCGCGACAGCTTCTCCTCGATTTGGGCGAGGGCCTCGCGGGATTCTTTGATCAAGGCGGTTGCCGTTCGCAAATCATTGTAGTGTCTGATGATTTCGATATGGTCGCCGCCGGTAACTGAAGCGTCGGTCTGGGTCCTTATGTCACTGGACA